CATTATCTCTCCCGGTATCAACACCAGGGGTAGCAACCCCGAACAGGAGCTATTCAGGGAAGATGAGACAAATTACCATAGGGTTTAATACACCTTATGCTGCCCGATGGCATGAGACTTCTTTTAATCCCGGGGAGATCTCAGATAATGCAGGGGACATAGGGACAAAATACCTTGAGAAACATATTCAGGGCGATGCTATGGCATATACTGAATTATACGCTAAAAAGCTTAAACAGGAGTCCGGGGGATGATTTATAATTTGGTTGCCTATTTGAACAACCAGTTCCCAGCGGAATTGTTTTATACTCAGATCCGTCAACAGCTGGCCACGCAAGAGTTTATCCCGGATAGGAATGTCCTTGTCAGGGATACCGGGGGGGAAGAGGCCAGCTATTTCAAATACGGGAATGAGACCATGCAGATAATAACCAGGAATCAATCAGCACCTGGAGCGAAAAGATTAGGGCAACAAATATATGAAATATTGCACGGTAGGTTTGGATTAGTCCTCCCTGCCGTTAACATAGATGGGGAAAACTATCCGGAAGTACAAATCCCCGAAATAAGAGGGTTACAATTGCCTACCAGCATTGGAACCGATGAAGAGAAAAGGCCGGAATTTTCTTTCAATATACAAATCTACCGAGTTCGGGAAGGTTAAAGCAATTATTAATTAGAATGAGGTAAATTATGGCTGCAAATAATCCTATAGGTTCAAATTTCATGGATGGAGTTTTAGGGGTTGTTATTCCTGAATTCGGTGGGGTAGACCTTGGGAAAACATCAGAAGATACGGAGATTGAATTCATAGAGGATATTACGGATATTTTCCACGCTCAGGACGGAACCCAGCCCGCGGATAAAATTCCGACAGGGCAGGCTTACATGGTCCGGTGTAAGTTTTCTGAACCTTCAAATACTGTAATATCCAACCTACAAAGGGGTGTAACACTTTCCGGAGATGGAAAATCCGTAAACCTGGGAAGAGATATTTACCGGAGCGGGTATGAAAGTTTTACGAAGTTATTAAAATTGAAACGGGTAGACAGCAATGGGCAAGCATCAGCAGACCCGCTATTTATCCTCAATTTTTATAAAGCGATGTGGGTAACTACGGCAGCAATTTTGTATGGACCCGAAAGCCAACGGTTGATTGAGGGTGAATTTTATATATTCTTTGATAAAATTAATTTAACTTTCGGCTATACTGGTTATGCCACAAGCCTAGGGTTATAAAAATAATAGGAGATTACTATGAAGAGTTTTAAGAATCCGGCACCCCTGGAGTATGAGATTGAAAATGTTAAAGGTGAAAAATGCAAGATTATGACAATTGCTGCGACTGGAGCAGTGGTAAAAAGCATAAAAAAGGTTGCTACTGAAATTAAAGATGATGAGTTTGCAAATGTTAGAGCACAATTAGGAATAATATTTGATGTACCGGCAGCCTTTTTCATGGAATATCAAGTTACATTGCTCAGTGATTTGTTGATGACTGTTGTTAAGGATATAAATTCCCCCTCCGAGACTCAAAAATAACAACCGGGTTTTTGAGTCTGATTAGGTATGGGTTTTCAATTGATGATTTAGACCGGTTGGACAAAGATTTTGATCAAAGATTTGTTAATGATATATTCGACAAGATTGGTGAAGAGAAAGAGGTTGAATTGTTAACAAATCAATTGTATATTGCGGAGGCTGTACAGGCGGCAATAATAGGGACTAAGCCTGGGCCAAAAAATAATAAAACCGCAAACCAAAAAAGCTATCGGACGTGGATGCGTCGGGTCAAACGAAAAATTGCTAAAATACGGAGAGAAAAGATTCCGTCATGGTGGGATAGGGCCAAGGGATCTTTCAAAATCTAAATGGCGTTTGATGCCGGAGCGGCGATAGCTAAGATTATTCTCGATGCGTCTGGATGGACAAAAGGGACAAAACAAGTAAATAGTGCCTCCGAAGTTCTGAAAAAGAATTTAGGGGGCATTATCAATATAGGTCTCCAGGTAGGAAAAGCCGTTTTTGATATGGGGAAAAAAGCTGTCCTGGCTGCAAATGAGTTTCAAAAAGGATTTGGCAATGTTTCAACCTTGGTAGATACGGCGGCTACCGATGTTCAAGGGATGGCCAAAGAGATTCTTTTGCTTGACGGTTCCCTTGGTAGTGCCACCGACTTGACTGATGCCTTATATACTGCCCTATCTGCGTGTGTCGAACCTGCTAAGGCTGTGGAGTTCGTGGGGGAAAGCGCAAAGTTTGCAAGGGCTGCATTAATCGATACAGAAAAATCTGTTGACTTACTCAGTACAACAATAAATGCTTATGGAGTGGAAAATGTTGACGCCAGCCAAGCTGCAGACAAACTATTTTCTATCATCAAACTTGGTAAAACAGACGGAAAACAATTAGCCTCAACAATCGGAAAAGTGATTCCCCTTGCTGCAAACATGGGGGTTTCTCTCGATGAAGTTGGCGCATCCATGGCAATAATGACCCGCCAAGGGGTCAAATCTTCAGAGGCAACAACGCAGCTTAACTCACTAATGACAGGATTCTTAAAACCGTCAACAGGGATGAAAGATGCTCTATCTGAAATAGGTTTTGAGTCCGGATCGGCGGCAATAGAACAGTTGGGACTTAAAGGCGCTCTTGATGCTGTTGCTAATACAACCGGTGGCACAACGGATGAAATGGCTAAGTTGTTTTCAAATACAAGAGCACTTCGGGGGGCTGTGGCTCTTACTGGAGAAGCGGGCAAAGATTTTGACAGTGTATTGAAAGAAATTGAAAATAGTGCCGGGGCATCCGATAAAGCATTCAAAAAACAAGAAATTACGTTTGATACATTCAATAATCAAATGGGAAAAATTGAAGTTATTGTTGGAAACGTCGGTAAGAAATTTGTGGATGAGTTGGCAGTTGGGGCAACCGAAGCGGCAAATTCTATGATTGAGTTTTTGCTGTCAGGGAACGGCGCTCAAATAGTAGCGGATGTACTCGGAAATATATCTGGCGGGTTTGAGGTTCTCAAAAAGATTGCAGAACCAATAATAAAAGTTCTGTTTAAAACTGGGGAAGATATTTTTAAAGAAATCGCATCAGTAATAGAAGATGTGGCGGGAGGAGCTGGAGACGCGGGAGGAGCATTTAATATTCTAGGCGGGGCCACAGCATTAGTTACATCGACATTCAAAGTATTTGGGAAATTGGTTACCGGAACTATTGATAATATCGGGAATCTAATAGTTGCAATTCAAGCCAGTGGAGAAACTGTTGATATATTTTTTAAGTTTTTAACCGGGAAGGCAAAATGGAAAGACGTAGAAAATAATGCGGCAGAAGCTGGCGATGCATTTAAAAAATTCGCGACGGATAGCGTGGCAAATACAGTCGGCATATTTGAAACTGTTTTTGAAGAAGTTTCAACATTTGAAGATAGGATGAATGAAACTGCAAAAGAGGTCGAGATTGGGTGGACGGTAACAAGTACAAGAACAAAAAATTCTATTATAAATAATTGGGATGAATTGACTACTGGGGTAGAGGCAGCAGGAGATGCTATAGCTACCGGTGCTGATGCGCTGAAAAATCAAATTATAAAAAATCAGAATGATGTAACCTTAAATTTTAAACTAAATGCTGGGCAAAGATTATTGATTGCTGATGCTGAAAAAAACAAAGCTCTCGAAATATGGCAAGCAAGAATTAATGAGAAAAATGCGTTACTTGAAGCATCGGCAGAATTGGAAAAAGAAAGAATCTCTGCATTAGAAGAAGAATATAACAAACTTGGTAATACATTATTATCAGCGTTTACCGGTGTTTTGAGCAGTACTGCCCAGGCTCTTACCGCTGGCGAAGATGTATGGGAAGCATTTAAAAAATCTGGATTGAGTGCAATTGCATCTATACTCGATGCATTTGGAGCACAATGGGGAGCAGAGGCAGTTGCATTATGGGCCGGGTCAGCTGCTAATCCATTATTGATCCCGGCTGCAATAGGGATGACAGGGGCAGCGGCAGGGGCATATACCGCATCTGGATTAGTTCGCGGTTTACAATCCGGGGGTGTGCATAGAGGGATGGCCATGGTCGGAGAACAGGGGCCGGAGCTTGTAAATCTGGGATCTACCTCCAGGGTAATTCCAGCAGCCGAAACGGCCAAGCTATCAGATGAGGCATCAGGGGGAGTTACGATGTATAATAATTTCAATGTCACAAATCAAGCTGACGCGGAAATGGTAACAGAACTATTAGGGCGGAAAGTCAAAAATGTTAAAAGGCGGATTTCGTGAAGCAACTAAGATTGACAAATGCAAATGATGAAACATATGACCTCCCGCTTGATTTCTGGATAGATAGCAGCCCTGTAAGCCTTAATTCAAATATATCCCATAGATCATTTGCAGCGGGGGGCCGACAGTTAGCGGACGGGTTCCCGTTAACCAGGGTTATAACAATATCAGGGAATATCCGGGCAGATTCAACGGCAGAAATGGAAACAAAAAAAAGAGAAATATCTGTCGCGGTACTGGAGGCCGTGAAACTATCGATTATTGAGGATGAGGTATCCAGGTATATAGAAGTGTCCACGTCAAATATTGAAATAGATCAAGAACAGGGTGGAAAATTCCAGGAAGTTAACATTATATTTCAGGCGCTTAATACTTTCTGGGAGGATGAAACGGAAAGCGTGGATACATCAATATTAGCTGGTGATGATTCTTTTGAAGTAGATACCGGGGATACTGATTTTATAATTTTTCCACGGATAGAGATTGAAGCGGATCAAAGCGCAGATATTCCATCAGTGAAATTAACCAATATTAGCGACGGTGGGACATCGCTTACTTATAACAATGAAAATTTTCTTGATGGATCTACTGTAATTATAGACTCTGATAAAGGGACGGTAAAATTAAATAACGGGGATACTATAGACAAATTGGTGGTCCCATCCGCATTCATCAGGCTGCAAAGGGAAGTTAATTCTTTTGAGTATGAGGGGGCCGCCTGTACAATCAATGTTTACTTTCGGCGGAGGTATTTGATTGTATGAGTGATTACGGTAGCGGTGCTTTTACAACTGGACCCTACGGAGGGCGAAAACAATATTTTTCAAAAAGTGGGATTGCTGTTCTTATTGAACATTATGATAATGGATTAGGATTCAAAGGACTTTTTCAAACCGGGGTAGGGGATTTCCTTGGATGTAATTTCACAATTGATGAATCCGGGCCAAGAGATTTTATATTATTTTTTTCGGCAGCAGTGAATATTGAAAAAAAAGATATCATAAAGATCAAAATATTCAACTCACTGGATTATTTTTTCACAGGGGTTATCCGGGAGACCCCTATTGATGGGTCAACAAAACAGGAATATAATTATACCGGATTTGGGTTAACGGATTATTTTGTTAGAACGAATGCAGAAGTAAGAAATTATAGTAGTAAAACATTATATTATATTGTTGATGATATATTAGATCATGTTTTATTACCGAAGGCACCGGCTATTATCAGAAATGATAGTAAAATAATCTTGCCGGATATTACAATTACGTCACTAATCACAAATTATTCACAGGTTACAGAGGTATTAAGGACACTAAAAAAAATAGCTGCCAGTGATGGGAATAATTATGTTATTGGAGTGGATGCCTCCGGAGAGTTTTTTTTCAAACCGCGATCTCAAGAAACAATAGTGTCCCTGGTCGTTGGAAAACGGGGAAATTACGGAATAGATAATTATGAACCGATTGATGAAATTGAACAAAGAACAAAATATTTTGTTTTGGACAAAGATGGGAATTATGTAACAACTATATCCAGTACAGAAGACAATGATATATACGAAGATAAATTGACGGCTCCTGACCTGGATAATGCTTCTATAATTCTGTGGGCCCAGGGTATACTGACAGAGAGCGAAATTATTTCCAGGTCCGCAACTATCAATTGGAAAATAGAACCATGGGACCCTATATTATTGGTCGGTGATGGGAATATCAGGATAATGTCCAGTATCCCGGCAGAGACTACGGAAATGCCGGAAGAAAATCCATATGGTTCCGGGGTATATGGTTCTGGATTATATGGCGGTGGTCAATTCACCGGGATAGATATCATTGACATCCTCCGGTGTGTTGAAGTTCAATATTCATTGACAGCGGCACAAGGAATTCGTATAATACAATTAGGTTCATTACCGATCCGATTAGAGGACCGGATAGAAGATGTAAGAAAAGAATTAGTTGATTTGACAGTTAGTTTGGGGGTATAAGTGGCAAACACATTTTTCAGAAAAGCAATAACCGGGGCTGATAATAATAATTGGGCTCAATACAACGATGCATTCAATTTGAATGCAATCGGTGATTATTCATGCTATCTGTATGATGATTCCGGGACATTAACGATTAGTAAAGGGCGTGTGGGGATTGACAACGGTTCTGTCGTCGGTGTTTCTGAAATAGATACTATAACCACTATCTCCATGGCCGGGGTGACAAATTCAAACTGGGCTAAAATTGAAATGTCGGTATCGGGAAGTGCGGTCACCTTTACCGCTCTGGATATTAGCGGAGAAAATGATCCTGCTTCATTCCCAGGTGTTATGAGTACCTCTTATAATGGAGAAAAACAAGGATATTATATTGACTCAACAAAAAGAGTGATCGGTGTTGTATGGAAAAATAGTGGTGGGACATTGGACGGGGTTGTTAATGTCCGCGGGGCTGATGATGGATATGTTGGATATAGTGTTGATACATCAAAAACCCCTGATTTAACTTATAGATGGGATAGGGAAAAAGGCTATGCAAAATCAGGCGTACCATGGGGAAACCCATGGGCTACACCGACAAGAAAGCTAAAAGCTGGGGTTTCTGTTGTCTCGTTAGCAGACGGAGCTACAGCTAGAAGTCAAGATTACATGTTCAACCTAGTATCACCATATCTTGATGATGGCGTAACAAGTTCAGCTACAGGATATGTTAATGATATTTCTTTAGGCTATACAATAATGTGGAGAGTTGTTAGGAATGGGAATACTATTACCTTTCAAGGTTTAACATTGGCTGGCGGATTATACAGCGTAAACGCGACATCAGGGAATGCCGGTAATCTTTTTTTTCAATTTGGATTTGATCTAATATAGAGGTGCAAAATGGCAAATACATTTATTCCTGAGCCGATAGACGGCGGGGACATAGGAATTTGGGCTACAAAAGAGCTTAATCAAAATAGATTAGCAATCGGGGTGAATACCTGTCAATTGTATGATGACGCCGGAACTCTAAAACTAACCGTTGGAAAAATAGGGTTTGATAATTCATCAATAATTGGTGTATTCGATATGGATACGATTGAAACAATATCTATTGCCGGAGTAACAAATTTTAATTGGGCCAAGATTGAACTTGCGCTTTCCGGAACATCCCCTATATTGACGGCAACAGATATAAGCGGAGCAACGAATCCAGGAATACTCCCGACAGAATTCACCGGATCATATGATCCGGATAAAGGCGGATATTATATTGACTCATCAAAAAGATGCATAGGATTAATATGGAAAGATAGCGGAGTTCTTGGGGGATTTGTTAATGCCTTATCAACCGAAGATAATTATTATGGGTATTCTGAGAGTGACATTATTTCTTTCAAACATACCTGGAATAATAGAAATCCATTTGACAATAATTACGCTGGAAAAATATATATTATACCTGAAAGTGATCGCCCTGTATCTTATATACTAAATGGTGGAACGGCGGCAACATGGACACAAGTTGATTTTTCAACGTATGTACCTTATGGTGTAAAATCGATTATATTAGATATAAGAATTGATATGTTAGGAGATGGAGCGTTAGACTTTGTTAATGCAAATTTCAGGCAAAATGGATCATCAGAGACAGCAGATCTAAAAACTAATCCGACAATATTATATCATACAAATTTAGCGGCTTCATCATTTGTAAGTTATGTGGGAACAAAATTTATATTGTGCGATGTAAACGGAATAATAGAATATCAAATTACAACAGGCGGATTTTTATATGTTACATTAGTGGGGTACACTGTATGAAAGTTTTTGAATATTTTTTAACTGGTGAAAATTATATTACAGGATATGCTGAACATAATTCAAAAAATAGACCTGATTTAATTGGGTCATCGGAACCGTTGTCAGAAATGAATGTATCTACAAAAGATAGTTACGGTCGGCTATACGCGAATCAACAAATATTTAAAATAGAAAACAATATAATTACTGTAGAAACTTATATTGATAATGGGATTGTATCATTTCGGAATAAATGGTCCCAAGAAAAAATAAACCATGCACTGATAAAAGGTGTGGAATCAAAAAATGATATTGACTATCAAGAATTATTAATAGACTATCAAAATTTATAGGAGAATAAAGTGGAAAAATTAGATGGGAAAGTTCCCATTGGAGTACAAAGAACAGGATTATTTGTAATTAAATTGCTGGTTATATCATGCTTGGTATTATTCTTGATGTGGACGGTTATAAAACCAGTGATTATAAATCAAATAAATCCGATGATAAAACTAATAATTACAGAGGCGATGAAAGAGGAGCTTGAGCCAATCAATTATTATGTGTCAGAGGATATATTACGCTTTTTAAAAAAGCAGTACGAAAAGATCACAGGGGAGCATATTAACCTATATCGTGACGATGTGGAAAACGCGATTAAATACTATGAACTTATTGAACGACATATGCCTAATAAAATAACCCCGGCTGTAAAACAATGGATGATTGTTATTAATAATTGGTACCGTGGGGAATTATCATGAAGTATGAATTTGTGAAATCACCACACTATACCCCGGTGGATAAAAAATTGATTGTTATTCACTGGGTCGCAGGTACCGGGCAGGGGTGTATTAACTGGATGACTAACCCGAAATCAAAAGTATCTGCTCACTATGTAATTGATCGACAAGGGAAAATTACTCAAATGGTAGAGGAGCAGGATATAGCGTGGCATGCGGGTGTATCATCATTAGGAAATTATCCTACTACCTGGGAAGGGAAAGAATGGTCATCTCTTAATCCGTGTTCTATTGGAATTGAACTTGCAGGACCCCCTTCTTCTGTTGAGAAAATGTCTTGCTGGCCTGGAATACAAATTGACTCTTTGGTTTCCTTATGCAAAGATATTGCTACCAGACATCCAGGAATAAGAATTACTGACCATAGTACAATTTCGCCAGATAGAAAAATAGATGTGAAAACAGGAACCGGCCGTCCGGAGGATATTTTTCCTTGGCGGGATTTCATAACGGCTACAGGCATGAAGGAGGCATAAAATGAGCAAATTAAAATCACGTAAATTGTGGGCCTGGATTATATGGACCATATTGACGGGGGCAGTACTGGTATTCTCCCCTGATAGTATAGCAATTGCATTGCCTTTGTACGGGATTATTACCGGGGCCTACCTGGGGATCCAGGGCGTTATTGATGCCATGAGCATCAGGGGCGGAAAATGAAATGGGTGGTAAAAATTGGATTTGGATTATTATTACTGCTATCGCTGGGGCCTTGGCAGCTATGGGGGGATTCCTATTTGCTCGACGTGGAAACCGCGACAACAGCGGAATTATTAGCCAGGGCAAAAGAGATATTGAACGAGAAAGAGATTCGATTGAACGAGAAAGAGACGGAATTGAACGAGAGAGAAGCGAGAATTCAGAACTGGGAAGAATTATTGAAGAATTGGCCCACCGAGCTGATGACGGTGAAAAGCCGTGATTATTGGGCAGGGTGGCTTAATGGTTTTTGTTTTGGTACAGCCGCCGGGGGACTTGGTGGCTTTGCAATAGGATTTCGCATCCGGCTATAGGCCGGGCTTCCATACACCCCCGGCTTATCTCCACCGGGGGTTTTTTTTATATTTTATAATTATCAAAAATTTTAATAATTTTTTTATCATTTTCAATCATATCTTCCAATATGATATTAATATTTCCCAGTTTTTCACGGACTGTTTGGCAATATTCTTGAGTTTCTAACAGTAATTTTTTAGTTTCCTTTATCAATGATTTCTTCATGATTTTCTCCTTTTCTTCAAAAATACCCGGCAGAGCATCAACGATGATACCGGGTTATAGTTAATCCCCTGGTGAAGTACCAGGGAGATATAAGGGCGTTATTGTTCTTGTTCACACCGTGGGCACTCTTCAAATGTTTCCCCGACTGTCAGGCCGCAATTGTCACAATCCCACA